CCCATGCTTCAGCCTCTTTAGGATCAACACCACTTTCGGTAAGTTCGTCAAATAAAGATTCATTCAAACCGATTAAAAAACCAATTTCTTTCAAAAAAGCTGTAACTGCCTTAAATTCGAGTGTTTTGCCTGGAAGCGTTACTGTTTCTTTGCCGCTACTTAAATTTAATTCAACTTTTCCATCTGGCAATGGCTTTATATCGTACAAATCATCAGTTGTCACCCCAAAATAATCTGCTAATTTCTTTAGTGTGTCATATTTTGGGGTGGTTCCTTGCTTTTTCCACATAGAAACCGTTGATTGACGTAGACCTAAATCACGTGCAACCTTTGTTGGAGTTACCCCTTTGCGCTGGCACAATTCATAAAACCTGTCATAAAACACAAATTCACCGCCTTTATTTTGGTGGCATTTACAAATATCAGAAAACTGGTTGACAAAACCATATATCTGGTTTATCCTAATACCAGTTTTCTGGTACACACACTATAACACACTCAAAAGGAGGTTGCAAGAGTAATGTACAAAATCAGCAAGCGGAATTTGGGCCTTGCCAAGGTTCACGCCGGAGTAGCGTCCGACAAAGGCCTAGCGGCACTGTCCGGGGTTTCGGTCAACACCATCAGCCGAATTAACAATGGTGGACGGGCCAAGCTGGCCACTGTGCAGGCCATGGCGGTGGCACTGGGCGTGGACATCGCCGAACTACTGGAGGAGGTGTAACCATGACCACACCAAGAATGCGGACGGCGGAGGGGGCGCTTGCCGTCATTAAGACCGAGGACCCGGAGACGGCGGTAACACTGCGGGCGATCCGGGGCCTAATCAACACCGGGAAGGTGCCCCATGTGCCAGTAGGCAAGAAGAAGCTGGTGGACGTAGACCGGCTCATGGACTATTTGAAAGGGGTGTATACAGCGTGACGAACCAAATCAACCTGACCCTGCGGCAGTTCCCCGTGGTGGCTCACGACCACCGCACCGGCAAGGAGGAGGCAATCACTGTCACCGTGACCCGTGGCCAGCTGCGGGCCGCCGGGGTGGTAGGTCAGTCTTCCAAGGAATTGATTGAGCGGCTGTGCGAGCGGCAGGGGTACACCGTGATCGAGATCGGCCAACCTGACAAGGTGACTGTCACCGTGGACCTGGACAAGCTGGTGGAGCAGCAGGAGGAGCGGCAGAAAGCCGAGTGGCTGCTCCAGCATGGGCACGAGGGGAGATGTTGAGTTTGAGTGTTGAGGAAGTAATCGCCCGAATGGAAAAATTTGAACAGGAGCGCATGAAAAAGCGGGAAGAGATGGAACGTCTCACCCGTGACCTGCTGACCTATGACAGCGAAAGTCTTGGAGACGCAGTTAAATGCTATATCTCTCAGGAAGATGACCCCGCGGCACTGTCTGACCCTGCATTTGAAGCGTTTGGGATTATATCAAAAATTCAGGTGTTGGAATTGGAGTGCTAAATGGCAGAGAGAAGAATGTTTGCAAAATCGGTCATAGGTTCTGCCCGATTCTTGCGAATGCCGTCCACATCCCGGCTGCTATACTACGATCTCGGAATGCAGGCCGATGACGACGGGATAGTTGAAGCGTTCTCCGTTATGCGTACTACTGGAGCCACTGAGGATGATTTAAGAGTGCTGGCGTCAAAGGGATTCGTCACAGTTATGAATGACGATCTAGTCACTTACATAACTGACTGGAGCAAGAATAATTATATTCAGAACGACCGATACCGACCTAGTATTTACAAGGAACTTTTGGTGAAAATTGCCAACGCTTCCACGGTGGATACAGAGTGTATACATGCTGTATCCGAAATGGATACCCAGGTTAGGTTAGGTAAGGGTAGGTTAGGTAAGGGTAGAGAGAGCGAAGGAGCCGCAAAGCGGCCCACCCGCCCCCGATTTCTGCCGCCAACTGTTGAACAAGTGGCGGAGTATGTGAAGCAACGGGGAAGCCGGGTAGACCCACAGGGCTTTATCGACTTCTACGAGGCCAAAGGATGGCTGATAGGCAAGACCCCCATGCGAGACTGGAAAGCGGCTTGCCGAAACGCTGAGAGCTGGGAGCGATGGAATAAGGCGGAGCAGAAGGGAGGGGCTGAGGATGATTACTGGAAATGAATCTCTCCTGTTCGCTCCCCGATTCATGGACCCCCAGGCGGAGCCGTACGGCCTGTTCTGGTGTGCGAATGCTGAGGATGTGCAAGCCATTCAGATCAACGCTGTCTGTAAAGCTCTGACGGTTCCGTGGAAAGAGTTGACGGAGTGGGCCGAGTTCATCGGTCGCTATCCGTACATAATCGTCGCTGTGCCTCCTGGCCCGGTCCGGGATGAGATTGCCGGTGAGCTGCAAGCCCGCTTCCCCATCCCGGTCCTCATTCCAGGGAAGGACGCTTTTCACGGCTGCGCCTCTGCCCTGGAGCTGCGGGAAAACTACGGTCTGTCAGCCATAGATCAGCTTGTCCTGGACGCTGAGGAGCTTCCCTCCCCCGGTCTGCTCAACGTGGGCACGCAGATAGATTGCGACGGTGAAACCAACACCAAGCGGACAAGCTCAGGTCTGGCCTTGCTGGATCGGGAGATAGGCGGCTTTGCTCCGGGGGAGCTGTCCGTCTGGACCGGGCGACGGGGCGAGGGCAAATCCACTCTGCTGGGGCAAATCCTGCTGGACGCTATCAACCAGGGCCGCAGGGTGTGCGCTTACTCCGGGGAGTTGCAAGCAAAGCAATTTAAGCGGGTTATCCGCCAACAGGCGGCCGGTTATCTCCACGTGACCAAACTGGAGGACCCCTGGACCGGCAAGGAATATTATAACGTCTGCGATGATGTAAAGGGGCCTATCGACTGCTGGTTTGACGGAAACCTGTTTCTTACCGACATCAAAGACAAGGGAGCTCACGATGAGGACACGATCCTGCGGCTGTTCGAGGGAGCCCACCGCCGGTATGGCTGCGACACCTTCCTCGTTGACAATTTTATGACCGCACAGCTCCGGGGGGAGACGGAGATGGGCTATTACCGGGCACAATCGGCGTTTGCGGGCCGCCTGACGGATTTCTGCAAGCGACTGGGGGTCCATACCCATCTGGTCGCCCACCCCCGGAAAACTGAGGGCAAGCGCCCCATAGAGGCCGATGATGTGGGCGGGTCCGGGGATATCACCAACCGGGCGGACAACGTCCTGAAGGTGGAGCGTGTTCCGGAGGAGAAGGTCCAGGAGCTTGGATACTCCACACTGCTGACCATCCTGAAAAATCGGGAGTTTGGCGCACGGGGCAAGGTCAAGCTGAAGTTCAACGAGCCGTCCCGAAGGTTGTACCCGATGGGGGGTTCACCTGCGAAAAAATACGGATGGGAGAGAATAACAACATGAAGCGAGGTAATATGATACCATTTCCCGGTGGACAGCCAGACGTGAAGGAGATGGTGCTGGACGGGAAACAGGAAACGATGCTGTCAGCGAGGGGAGTTGTGCTGCTGGCCCTGTCTGGCTGGAAAGACGATGGTCTGCCTGCGTCAGAAAGAGCCGTGTCCAAATACTGCGAGTACATCAGCCTCCACGGCTACCGTGGAGGAGCGGAGAAGGCTTTTACAGAGCTGGAGGGAATGGACAAGCCCCAAGGGGTCGCGTGGGTAAAGCGTACCTTTGCCCGATATGTGCAAGACAAATCCGCACTGGTCCACTATATGCTGGATTAGTGGCGAAAGGAGGTGATAACCGATGCGCTACTACCGCACCTGTCCCCATTGCGGGGCGAACCTGGACAAAGAAAGAGCCGCCCAGGGTGCTACGAACACCGAGGACGGCAAGGTGGAACACGTTGACCACGCTGTTTCCGCCTCCCATGATACCAGAGAGTGAGGAGGATTTCAAGTATGGTTTTTTGTTTGACAAAAAAGGAATGCGACCTTTTGGACTGTGCGCGTATGATTCTGCGAGACGAATGCCCCCCGGACCGCCGGTATTATTCGTGCATGGTGTTGGAGGATGATACCCCAGATTGCACCATGTGCTGGAGTAATTACATGGAGGGCATTGCCGGGGATATCGTTGAGTTACCAAAGAAGGGGGCGGCGGTATGACCTTGGAGGAGAAGAAGAACAGATACCCGAACCTGTGGAGAGTGGCCCAGGAGCTGGCCCGTTGCAAGTACCCGGAGA